AACTAACAAGGTAGAAACAACATGAATGAAGAAGATACGGAACGTGATGATGATGCGAAAGCATGGAATGACGCTTGCGACGCGATGGCAAAAGCAGAAGCAAATTATTACGACAATTTAGGATGGCGAGAAGCGTTACGGCAAGAACAAGAAGAATATCGTCACGGCGTTTATTAGCAATCAACCCCGGGCCAAGGATGGCCCTCAACTAACAGGGGAAACGAAATGAACACACCAAAGAATGACTACGAGGCGCTTGTTTTGGCGCTTAATCTTTCCATCACCGCTGATAATGACGAAAAGGCTAACGTTTGCGTAGGCATGGCGGAGGAAATCGCTGCGCGAATGCCGGTCGAGCAGGTCGAAAAAGCCAAGATCGAATCAGCACCGCTCGACCTGCTCGACAAAATTTACGCCAACCCGAGCGACATCGACCGCGTTTGCAAAGATTACAACGCTTTGCGACAAGACGAGCAGTACGCGGATATCGAGGAGGAAATCGAAGAGGCCATCGCTAACATCGACATCGACTTAATTTGGGAAGCGGTCGGGCCAGATGCCTATGACCAGCACTACGCGGTCGGCATGCAGGTGCGGGCGCTCATCGCTGAAGAAAACTGGGCAGAGCTAGGGCGGATTATCGGCGAAGGCGCAAAAGCATACCTGCGACCTTTTGCCGCCGATAAGGTCGAGGGGACGCGAAATGATTAAAACCGACTACAAATATCTGGCTGATGCTCCGCCGAAATCAAAGGCGACTGACCCAGTGTCGGCGCTCCTGCTCTGCGTCTTATTTATTTTAATCTCAATCGATTGGGATGCAATCCCGATTTAATCAGGAGGCAAAGCAGCATGGAAAAGTACGAAATAAGAGTTAGAAATTGGTGGGTTAATAATCCCGATTGGCCTGATGGCCTTGAGCCATGTGCCACTCCGTGGAATAAGGCCCGTCTATTTGCAAAATGTAACACTGAAGAAAAAGCGATAACAATCTGCCAGGAGTATAACGCCACTCATGAGCCTGGAAGATTGTCCCGTAAAGCAGAATACCAGGAGATATAAAATGGCAATAAATCTAAAAAGCACGAACACCGTATCCGCCAGCAATCTGAAACTGCTGGTATACGGTCAGGCGGGAGCGGGCAAGACGAGCCTGATCCCAACACTTCCAAAACCAGTCATCCTATCCGCCGAAGGTGGTCTACTTTCGATCTCTGGGCATGATATTCCATTCATCGAAGTCACCTCGATGGACGCGCTGCGCGAGGCATACGCATGGCTGCTCGATAGCGACGAAGCAAAACAATTCGACAGCGTAGCGCTCGACAGCATTTCGGAAATTGCCGAGGTGTGTTTATCGAAAGAAAAGTCTATCGCTAAAGACCCGCGCCAGGCGTACGGCGAAATGCAAACGACGATGGCTGAATTGATCCGGTCATTCCGAGATTTGCCTAAGCACGTAATGATGACCGCAAAACTTGAAAAGGCTCAGGATGAAATGGGGCGGATGATGTACAGCCCGTCGATGCCGGGGAACAAGACCGGCCAATCGCTGCCATATTTCTTCGACCTGATGCTCGCGCTGCGAGTTGAAAAAGATGACGAAGGTGTATCGCAACGCGGGCTGATGTGCGATAGCGATGGACTCTGGCAGGCAAAAGATAGGAGCGGCAAGCTAGGTGCATGGGAAGCACCAGACCTAGGCGTCATTCTTGAAAAATTGGGGAGTAAATAATGGATCTGGAAACATGCAGTCAGCAATGGCTCGACGCGAAACAAGCCGAGCGCGAGGCGGTCGAACTCCGCCGCGATGCCGAAAACAAATTATTGTCGCTGATTGGCATAGCTGAAAATCTCGATGGCACGGAAACCGTCGAAACTGACAGCGGCTACAAACTGAAGATTGTCGGTCGGATGAACCGCAAAGTCGACGGCGACCGCGTGCAAGAGATCGCAGCGGAAGCAGGACTGACCGAGCATCTGCCTAGCCTGTTCCGCTGGAAACCTGAAATAAACATGTCGGCTTGGAAGAACGCCGACGAATCAATCACAACACCGCTTTTGAGCGGCATCACCACCACGCCTGGACGGGCATCATTCACCATAACGAAGGAAGATTAACATGGCATTTTTAGAAACCCCATTTGATATTAACGATATTCCGGTCGAAGAAAAGCGTGACTTTGAGCCAATCCCAGCCGGTTGGTATACCGCCGCGATTGCAGGCGCTGACATCAAAGAAACGAAAGCTGGAACCGGCAACTATATTGCGGTTCGCTTCGACGTAACCGGCCCAGAGCATCAGGGCCGAGTCGTGTTCACAAATTTAAACACGCGCAATCCGAATCCCAAGGCCGAGGAAATTGGGCGGCAGCAACTCGGCTCGATTATGCGAGCGATTGGCCTGACGAAACTGGAGGACACGGATCAACTGCTCGGTGGCAATCTGTCAATCAAAGTGTCGGTGCGCGAAGATCCAAAATACGGGGCAAGCAACGAAGTCAAATCTTATAAAGCTATCGATGGCTCTGCGCCTCCGACAGCTACAGCATCACCCGCTCCGCCGACAACATCATCCGATGCACCTTGGGCGTCGAAAAGCACTAACGGAGCCTAGCAACAGGAGCGCCGGGGGCTAATAACCCCCGGTTTATCAAATATGACAAAAATACCCGAAGCAATTAACACCATCGCCGCTGCGATTGACGATCATCATGCAGCGCAACCTGACAAACCACGCCTGCACCTTGGCGCATCGTCGCTCGGCCATCCCTGCGAGCGCTGGGTTTGGCTATCGTTTCGCTGGGCGGTGCGCGAGCAAATCCCCGGTCGCATCCGGCGATTATTCCGGCGCGGTCAAAACGAAGAAGCCACGGTCGTTGCAGATTTAGAAGCCATCGGGGTTGCCGTGCGGAAAACGGGCGACGATCAAAAGGTTATTGATTTTGGGGTGCATGTCGGTGGATCGATGGACGGCATCATCGAGTCCGGGCTTCCTGGCGCAATCAAGGCTCGGCACGTTTTGGAAATCAAAACGCACAATAAAAAGTCATTCGACGACGTAAACAAAAAGGGCGTTAAAGATTCCAAGCCAATCCACTGGGCGCAAGTTCAGTTATATATGCTCGGCGCTAAGATCGAACGGGCACTCTACGTCGCAGTATGCAAAGACGATGACCGCATCTACACCGAGCGCGTGAAATTTGACAAGCAAGCGGCTCAGAATTTATTAGCACGGGGGCAACGGCTTGCAACAACCGAACGCATCCCGCCGCCTCTATCAACCGATCCAAGTTGGTATCAATGCAAGTTCTGCGCAGCGCATAGCTTTTGTCACAAAGAAAAGCTAACGAAGGAAGTTAATTGCCGAACATGCGCCCACGCCACGCCGGAAAATAACGGTACTTGGTCATGCGCTCGCTTCGAAGCTAAAAACATCCCCGGCGACTTTCAGAAAACTGGATGCGAGAGCCATGTACTGCACCCGGATTTAGTGCCGTGGGAAATCAAGGACAGCACCAACCCGCATGAAGCCGTCTATGTGATTGATGGCAAGGATATCCGCAACGGCGAAGGTGATGCGTTTGTTTTTGCGAGCAAGGAATTGATCGCAGGCGGTGATATGTGCGCAGACGAGAAAGTGCAATTGTTGCGGGAAACTTTCGGCGCAAAAGTTGTGGAGATTTAACATGATAACTTTAAGGGATTATCAACGCCGAACGATTGATCAGCTTTATCAATGGTTTGCAGATGTCCATGAGGGTCACCCGTGCATCGAGCTTCCAACCGGCTCCGGCAAGAGCCACATCGTTGCGGAATTATGCAAAGAGGCGATCCAACAATGGCCCGAAACCCGCATCCTGATGCTCACCCATGTTAAGGAACTGATCGAGCAAAACGCCGACAAGATGCGGCAACATTGGCCGGAAGCGCCGCTCGGCATTTACTCGGCAGGAATGGGGCAGCGCGACATAGGGGAGCCGATCACATTTGCTGGCATTCAATCGGTACGGAACAAGTCTGATCAAATCGGTCATGTCGATTTAGTGTTGATCGACGAATGCCACCTGGTAAGTCATAAGCAGGAGGGTGGTTATCGAAAGCTGATCGATAATTTAACTCGCATTAATCCAGCGTTGCGCGTGATCGGGCTAACCGCCACGCCGTACAGGATGGGCCACGGCTATATCACCGACGCACCGGCTTTATTTTCAGCGATTATTGCGCCGGTTAGCATCGAGGAATTAATTTACAAAAAGCATCTCGCACCGCTGCGCTCAAAACTAACCGACCACGCTTTATCAGTCGACGGCGTACACAAGCGCGGCGGTGAATACATCGAAAGCGAATTGCAAGCTGCTGTAGACACCGAACATAACAACGTTGCAACGGTTGACGAAGTGATCAAGCTCGCTGGCGACCGCCGGTCATGGCTGTTTTTCTGTGCAGGTGTGAAACACGCGCACAATGTCGCTGATGCTCTAATCGAGCGAGGCATTACGGCTGCAACGATTGTCGGCGAGACACCGAAAGCCGAGCGCGAGCGCATTGTTGATGATTTTAAGGCAGGCAAAATTAAAGCGCTGACAAATGCAAATGTGCTAACGACTGGCTTTGACCATCCCGACCTTGATTTGATTGCAATGCTGCGCCCCACGTTATCCACCGGACTCTATGTACAGATGGCTGGTCGAGGCATGCGCCCTAAATCGCATACCGATCACTGCCTTGTTCTCGACTTTGCCGGTGTCGTGCAAACGCATGGCCCGATCACAGCGGTCAAACCGAAAAAGGCCAACGGTAAAGGCGACGGTGAAGCGCCGGTTAAGGTCTGTGAAAGCTGCAAAGAGCTAAATCATATTTCCGCCAAAGAGTGCATCGCTTGCGGCGAACCATTTCCCCCGCCGCCACCGCTAAAACATAGACTGCATGATGATGACATCATGGGTCTGGACACGACCGAGATGGCTATTACAGATTGGCAATGGCGCAGACATACAAGCCGCGCCAGCGGAAAGGAGATGCTGCGGGTGACGTATTACGGCGCGTTATCCGACAAGCCGATCAACGAGTATCTGACGATCTGCCACGACGGTTATGCTGGTGAAAAGGCGCGAATATCGTTATTTAAAATAGCGAATAGCGCGGGAGTGCCAGACTTAATTTTCTGGGAAGGCCCGCTCGAAGATCTCGCTTGCAAAATGAACGAATCAACGCCGCCAGGCTTAATTAGTTTTCGGCAGGACGGTAAATTTTATCGAGTATTAAGGAGAGAATGGCAATGAAAGGTTATCTCAAATTTCATCCGAGTTTGACACTCGCAGAGGTGAAGGATTTTATCGGACGCGGTTATAAATTGCGGTGGAAACCATGAAAATGACGCTACCGTTAGCACCAAGTCAGAATCAATTACTAAGGATGCACTGGGCGAAGCGGAAAAAAATTCAAAAAGATTTTGAATGGTCAATCGTGCAGGCGGTCGGCAATCGCAGCTCGGCTTTGTGTAGTGTGCATATCACGATCACGCGGAAAAGCGTCGGGGTAGAACCAGACCCAGACAATCTAACCGCTTCGGCTAAACTAATTCTCGATGCGCTACAGCGCGTAGGCGTAATAAAAGATGACAGCCCGAAATACATAACCCTTAGAGTGCAATGGGAGCAGGCGAAAAAGCGGGTAGAACAAGAGACTGTTGTGACGATTGAAAAATGGGATCTGGATAAAGTGCAGGATCATTGATAAATGAGCGCAATTGAGCGACAACTGAAAAGTCTCATTGCCGAACAATCGGCGGGGCGACAAGGGCTACCCGCCGCTGGATGTGATGAGGTGTATATGCAGCGAGCGCTCGCCCTTTGTCCGAAAATAAGCAGAGCTTACATTCAAAATCGTCTCGACGAAAATTTTATTCGGATCCGCAGAAATAGGGACTTAGCGCGATTGCTGGAGGAGGCAAAGCGGCGCGATGAGGAAGCGACGGAATGGGAGCTGGAGGAAGCGGCACGGGCGGTGCGGGCGACTGAAGCGAAGATCATAGCGCAGGAAGAGGCGGCTAAAGAAGAGCGGGAGCGGGGAACCCTCGGTGAGTATTACCCAGCATTTGCGCCGGGGTGCTCCGCGACGGGGATCGTGAATGACCGTTACGATGATGATCGATGGGAAAAAGTCGAAGAAAATTATTCGGCTGATCGCCGCCCCGCCGGTCTATACTTATGGAACCGTGGTGCGGCAAGAGAGGATCACTACGGCGCTGGCCGATTTTCGTCTTTAATGAAAAGCCCGGAGGAGCAGGAAGTGACGCGAGCGGCAGCGAATCGAACGGCTAAAATTTATAAACGTAGGCAGATCTCCGGTGGCTAAAATCACAATCGAGTTGGATACCGTCGAAGATCGGAAACTCATCGAACTCATCGAGCAGCTCATTGAATTGTTAGAAAAAAATGCACAAGCCTCAAACGCCGATCATATTGACAGTAACTGAAGTTGCGTGGATTGCGTGCGGGCTAATCGCAGGCTTGGGCATCATTTATTATTTTAGTTGGTGGGCCGGGGTGCTCAATTATGCTGAAACTATCATTCTTGGAGGTTAGTTATGCCGTTACCGATCATTAGCGCGTTAATGCCGATTGTCACTGATGTGATCGGGAGATTCCTCCCGGAAAATCCGCAGAAACGGGCAGAGGCAGAGCGCGAAATTACAGCCGCGCTAACAGAACACCTGGCTAAAATCGATCTCGCTCAATTAGAAGTAAACAAAGTCGAAGCAGCCTCAAGGAGCGTATTCGTCGCTGGCTGGCGTCCATTCATCGGCTGGACATGCGGCGCAGCGCTGGCGTACACCTACGTCGTGCAGCCCCTGATGATATTTATCATGGCGCAAACTGGGCATTTAGTTGAGATGCCAACTTTAGATATTGCGGGGCTTATGCCGGTGTTGATGGGGATCTTAGGGCTTGGCGGAATGCGTAGCTATGAGAAGATAAAAGGCGTGGCTAAATAGTTCCGGCGTTAAATAGGCCGGAAAGGCGGTATTTACCGCCGTGACATTTAATGATCCGTTAGATTGCTGGCGATACGTCGCGCCCAGCCTCGCCCGAACTGATCCCAATTCTTCAAATCAGTCATATGCTTGAGCCGTTGCCCGAGGAAATTCGCTGCGTTTTTGTGCGGAGTTGTAGATTTGACGGCTACCATAGTGACAGGCCCGATAACACCGTCGTCACGCACTCCCACAGCCCGCTG